CTGTTTTGAACCGATCCACCAAAAGTACCAGTCAAACTTGAGTAAACCCAGAAAGACAATCTAACAGTGGCGGCTGAAGCTGTGCCCCAAGCCAAGTCAGATACGTTAAGACCTTCAAGTCGTTGACCCACGTTAAACGCATCCGCAGCCACAACGGAGTAAGCCGATAAAGAAGTGCAGCCTAAGTATTTTGTAAACCCGGACGGGGGCGTAACTGCTCCAGCACTTTGGCCAATCTTGAACTTTCCTGTTTGCGATGATTGAACAATCCAACGGTCAAGGTAATAGCTTCCAGAAACAGCAGGGTTAATCTCTGCACCAGCATTACGCTGGTCAATCCGCATGTCACCGTTGATGATGCGGTTCTTAAAGCCGTACCCCAGCGCCGAGATGGATGAGGTGTCAATTTTACTGAGTGCCATTATTTGTTCTCCAGTGCTATGACTCGGGCTGTCAAAGCGGTGATGATGGCTTGCTGTTCTTGGATGGCTGCGGTCAGTGTGGCAACCAAGAAGCTGGTGTCGATGCCTTGGTAGACAGGATTACCTTCAGCGTCTACTGCGTCTTTTTCCCCCACAACGGCGTCAGGCACAACGGCTTGCAACTCATGGGCAATAAAACCTTCACCAACAGATTCGTCAGCGTTCCACTTGTAGGTGACAGGCTTGAGCGCAGCGACACGGACCAACGCGCTAGTCATGGGGGCGATGTCATGTTTTAAGCGGTAGTCGGAAGAAGTGCTGTATGTGGTCGCACTGCCGTTGGTGCTGATATTTCCTACGTTGCCGTTGCCGTTGTAAAAACGCCCGTGGATTACCGTGGTTGTTGGCCCTGTTTCACTCACAAAGCCAGCGATGGAAGCTGTTGCATCAAGCCCCAAGCGAGTTTGACCAGACACTGCGATGGTTCGGCCAATAAGCAAAGTACCGCTGGAGTCAAAGCGACCAATCTCAGTTCCCGCTCTTGTCCAGATGTGCGCCCAAGCATCGTATTGAGCATTGGCCCAGTTACCACCGCCGCTGTTTACTGCGCGAAAGACTTTTGCAGTGGTAGAACCGTCAACTGTTCCCGCATCAAAAGTGCGAATCTGAAACGCATAGTTTGCAGTACTTATGGCAATTTGAATATCTGCTCTTGAACCAGAATAAGGCGAACTCGTCCCAATACCCACGTTACCGTTGGCATCTTTAACCAAGCCGCCATTACCCACGTTCAGTGTGTCGGTGGAAGCGTTACCGAGAATGGTGTTGCCTGTCGTAGTGAAGTCCGTGATGGGGCCAAAGCTGCTCGATGTCACAGTGCCCTGACCCGGCTGAATCACCTGAGTGATTGGGCTGGTGTAGTACACGTAGATGTTGTTCGTGCCAGACGACGGTGCGCCTGTGAATGTGATCGTGTTGTTTAGGACCGTGTACGCATCAGTGGGGTTCTGAGCCACGTTGTTGACCACCACCTGCACCTGCGCAACCGAGGCGACAGGGCGGGATAGCGTAAACGCGACCGTGGAACCGTTGCCGCTGAAGTAATCGATGGCTGGCGTGAACGCCTGCGTGGTGTTGGTGTTGCCTACGTAAGACATGCTCTACCCTTACGTGATGTTGAGGACAGATGTGATGACGTCTGCCGAGGCGGCTGTGGAGGAGATGACCTTCAGAACATCGTTCGTCACCAGCACGGTTTTTTGGTCCCCACCGACAACCACCAGCGTGCCTCCCACAGGGACTGTGGCATCCTTGATGAGGTAGTAGTCCACAGCAGACGCCGTGATGAATGCACTGACTGTGATCGGTGAAGTAGTGGTGTTGGCCAAAGACAGGCCGATGATGGTGGTCTGCGTGGAGGACCCAACCGTGACAACCGTGGCAGCCGATGTGCCTACGCTCTTGTTCAAATATCTGGTGAAGGTGTTTGCCATGATTTACCCCAATGCGATTGCCATCGCCACCGCCGTACCAGCAGGGTCAGCGTATGTTGTGTAGTTGCTTGCGTCCAGCACTGTGTTGCCACTGTTTGCCGTCAGCGTCGTGAATGCGCCAGTATTGGGCGTCGTAGCACCGACTGTTCCGTTGATGTTGATGGATGCAGTGCCAGTGAGGTTGGTGACTGTGCCAGACGCAGGGGTGCCAAGGGCACCACCATCTTGGTACTTGTCAGAGTTAAGGTTGCTAAAGTTAGCGTCGACCTCATTGTTGGTCAAGGGCGAACCCTTGACACTTCGCAACACAACTGTACTCATACTTCCCCCTTTGGCCTAAACGCCAGTGCGTAAATTATGAGACCGTGATGGCCCAAGTAACGCTCATGGCATCATCTACACCCTTGTTGACAACGGCGAATACTGTGCGGCACAGCATTGTGCCGGAGCTGGAGGCGTTGAACACACCAGCTTCGACAACCGCGCCAGTGGCTGTGCCAGCTGGAAAAGATGCAGTGTACGTCACGACCGCGCCAGACGCAGTGTCTGAAGCCAAAGCCACACGCCCGAGCTCAGAACCAAGCGCAGTGTCTCCAATAGCTGCGGCAGTGTTAGACGCGCCAAGGGCCATGTGACTCATCTCAGTAGGCGTTCCAACCATGCGAGCCGCGATGAACTGCTTGCCAGTGGTGACAACCAAGTTTTTGATTTCGCGCTGGTCTTTGATTTGGCCGTCTGCGCCGGTTACGACGATGCGCACTTGGCCGGTGATTTTGATCTGATCGTTAAGCATGAAAAGCTCCTATGAAAAGGTTCTGGACGCGCCGACATAATCTTCGGCGAAGTAACTGAAGTCGCAGTAGCCTTGCGAAATCAAGGAGCCCGCGTCTGAGGCTCCAATCATATCGCTAACGCCCTTTTGCGGGGTAAGAATCTTTGCGTCTTGGACAGACACAACGTTGGACACACCCTTGGTAAAGGCAAAAACCGCCCCATCACCCAAGTCGAACGAGTCGTTCATGGCCACGCCATCAACTAAAGACTTTATGAACGCTCGTGTTGTCGTCTCGCTGAACGTCACTGCGTCTGCAAGTGGCTTGTCAACTGCGAAAGTGGTGGCTTCAGTGAACGACACAGAGTCAGCAAATGTGCGGATAAACACCAGCGTGGCAACGAACACTTCAGTAAAGCTGACAGAATCTTGCAGCGCTTTGACGGTTTCTAGCGTCAAGACATCGACTGTCGTCGCAACACTTACAGCGTCTGCAAATTGTTTGGATACGGCAAGCGCGACAGCGTCACTTACAACAACGATCTCCGGTACGTACCGGAACCGCCCTGTGGTATCTAAGAAGGCGTCTGCGTTCAGCAGAATATAGGCAACCTCAGCTGCTGGAATTACCGCACTTTGTGTTGCTCTGGCGTCCACATAGCTTACGCTTACTCGCGGCTTTACAGCACGCAGAGAAGACGTTGTGGTGTTGCCGGTGACACGAATGGCCATCAGAAGTCCTCACGCACCTTGAAGCGCAGCGTGTCATACACGGTCTGAATCTGACTGTCGGCAAACGTGATCTCGATTTCACCCTCGTAGTCGCCCGGAGCGCCTTGAAGCATCTCTGGTGCTGATGCAGGGTAGAAAGCAACTTGCCCAGCAGCGCCATTGGTGATAGCTCCAGTTACGGTCGCAGTCAACGCAGTCGCACCGGCAGCACGAAATTTTAAGACAACCGTGGCCCCCGTGATGTCAATAGGTGCATTGGTTGTGTCGTCTGTGATGGTGCAGACGAGTGCAGGGCGTGTATCACCTTGCACCAGTTTGATCTTTTCAGTCATCGTCGTTCCTTATGCTGCTGGGCGCTGGCGCACCATCAATCTGACGCCGCGAAAATCACGTACCCGGGCAGTCGTGATCGCCCGTTCGTAGGTAGCCTTCTGGGAAGTAGCCATAGCCACATCGGTCCACTCTTTGTTGGGAATCATGGCCAATCGTGCGACAACACCACTCACAAGCGTGTCGGCCCAAGTCTCGTAAATCCAATCCTCTACACCTGTACCAGAGCGGCTAGGCTTGAGAACGGCGTATACCTTGAGCGTTGTACGCTCTTCAGGTGTGGGAAAAATGCGGATGCTCTGATCGGCCTGAACCCAGTACTCCCGGGGCTCGCCGACCTCAGACAACTTCTCAGCGCCGATCAAGCGCAGGTCAGAACGCGTCAGCGGGGCTTCGTTGTACACGACAGAGATGACGTCCTCAACCACAGCATCAGAGTCCAAGTCGTACTCTGTGACGTTAGAAGCCACGTAGATCGCGTCAATCTGCTCGCGCCACAGATAGGAACGGGCGAAGAAGTCCGAGGCGACAATGCCAAGATACTCCTTCATCGTCTCGTTTGGGCATCCGCTGAGGTGTGGCGACAGCAGAGGAAGAAAGTCGTCCCATGTTTTTGCCATTACGCAACTCCCGGCTGCGAGGCAGCGTCAACTTGTTGTTTAATGCCCAGAGCGTTCTGGAAGGCTTGGTAGTGAGCCACGGCCCGCTGCGTCATGGCTGTCTGCTCAGCGTCCTTGCTGAAGGCACGGTACAGCATGTAGTCAAACAACGCAGTGGCAAAAATGTCGTCAATGCGAATTGTCTCTGACGTAGTGGGGTTCAACAGCTGGGCGTCAGACAGGGTGTGTTCTGCTGGCAGCACGGAGTAAATCACTTCAAGACGTGCTGCTGTTGTAGCTGGTGGGTACACCAGAAACTGTTTTGGGGTACGCGGGTCAAACATGTAAAGCTCGACGCTGGCGCTTGGTGTGTCCGCGTACCATGAGCGTCGCTGTGTGTCGAGGCTCTTGCGATCAGTTAACCTGACGCTGTATTTGTTCGATGTAGTAGCGAGGTTGCGCACAACCTCAACAAGCCGGATGGCGTTGGGGAAGCTGCCTGTAAGAACCTGACGTGCGCCAGCCACGCAGGTGTACTCGGCTGTCTGCGTATTGGCGTCTGGGCGCAGCCCAATCGTTTCCTTGTACGCATCATTGAGCCAGTACTGCAGCTCGGCAACGGTCCACCGCACAGAGTCTTCATCCTGCAAGAGCGTCTGTGCTCTTACAATCAGGTCAACAACTTTTACGGTGGCCATGGTCTACCTCACAGTTCAGGCGCTACATCGCCCGATTCTACCGCAGCAGGAGCTTCAGTGGTAGGGGCTTCTGTGGTGGGTTCAGTCTCAGCCACCGGTTCGGCAGCCTTCTTGGCGCGTTTAGGCTTGGCTGCAGTCTCTTCAGCAGCTGCATTGGAATGCGCATTGGCCAACTCTTGGCCCTCATCGGTGTACACCCAGTCATCGCCAGTCAAGCGGGCAAGGATAACGATCTTGCCGCCAACCATAGCGCGGGCTTTGTTGGACAGGATTTCACCGCCAAGGCGGTCGAGAAGGTCATGGACGTTCATTCAATACTCCGTAAAATGTAAAAGGGGCTCCGAAGAGCCCCTTTATTGTGCCACCGATCAGGCGCTGAGAACAGCGCCCCAGTTTTCGCTGCCCAAGCTGATGTAAGCACCAGACATGTTAGCGGCCAAGGCTTTGGCTGCGTTGGCAGAACCACCGTTGATCGTGCCGCCAGTAGCTGGGTACACGTTCAAAGCAGCAGCGGAAATGTTCACGATGTGAACAATGTCACCAACAGGGCGCTCAGCAGGCAGCTTGACGCCGTCGCTGGCATTGCCAGTGGTAACGACGTTCACAGCGCCGGTCAGTGCAGTAGCACCGGCTTGAGTTTGGGTTGTGCCAGCGGTGGCTGTTTGGTAGCCGCCAATGCTGCGAGCAAATTGAGTAGACATGAGAATCTCCAGAAATTAGGGAAAAAGAAAGGGCCCCCGAAGGGGCCCAGTTCATCAGCTGGCGGAGCCGACTTGAGCAACGACCAGAGCTTCTGGCTTGACAGTCTTGCGACCATACACAGCCAAACCACGGACGATGTCGCCGAAGTCAGTCTGGTTACGCAGAGGCTCAGTCTTGTTCACGGTCATGGCGAAAGACATTGCTGCCTTGGTGCCAGCGACCATGGTACGACGGGCCTTGGCGCTAGACACGGTACCGCCAGTGGCGGGATCGGTCAAACCAGCAACCAGTGCCTTGCCAGCAGCGCCGCGAGGCAGCAAGTTGGACACGTACACAGTGAAGCGGTCCAACATACCGATCTTGCCGCTACGGATGGTCGACTGAGCGTCACCAGTAAAGTAGGCTTGAGCGATGTTGGATTGCATCAACAGGTGACGGTCAAAGGGGCTGATAATCAACCAGCGACCATCTTCAGGCACGTTTTGCTCGTCCAGCACTGTAGACATGCGCAGGATACCCTTCAGCACGTTTTCAGGAGTTGCTTGGTCGATAGGAGCTGTGTCTGTGCCCAAGTTGTAGGCAGCAGAGATAGCACCAGCAGTAGCGCCTTCGTTGGCAGCGGCAGGGCCTTCAGTAACCATGTTGTTGAAGAACACTTCGTTTTCGATAGCGATCTTCAACTGCTTGGCGGCGTCTTCGGTGAACATGTTCATCAAGTTCATGTCGGACTGATAGGCCAACACGTCGTTGACTTGCACGCCA